TCTATTATTATTTTATTGAACTATATCATTTTTCAATAAAATTTATGTTTATTTATGCAACCATTTTAAGACCACCAACCAGGTTAGCACCAATACCGAAACCAGCACCACCGCGAGCGGAAGAACCCATAGCAGGGATAAATACATCAAGGATGCTAAATGTGGCAGCAGCAGTTAAGGCAATAATAATAATCTCCTCAACATTAAGTTGCTTCTTAGGGATGGCGAAAGCAGCAAGAGCCACAACTAAACCCTCAATCAAGTACTTAATAGCACGTTTTACTAACTCGTTCAAATCAAACATTTCGTTTATATTATACCCTAACAAAAAAATATAATAATTTATATAATAATACTAGAAATCACTTAAATAATGACATATATACTCTGTATATTCCTAAAATGTCTGGATACGAGAAAAAGATGAATGCCGATGGTTCACTAAACGCTAAATATGTCGACCTATGTGATGAAGATCAATCTATTGCCGGACAAAAGTTTGCGTGTATGTCATTTGTATCGCCTGAGAAAATCCTACAGAAGCGAGAAGTCTATCTATTCAATCAGTTCATTAAGAACTGGGAATTTTCTAAATCTATGGAAAGGTATTTTGAATTCATCCACTTTATCTCATACAAACACAACATTAACGTAGAGACACTAATTGGTGATTTTAATGATTTTGTTAAAGAGGAATCTGATAAATTGAAGAAGAGCGGAATTGAAGATGATTACAAGAACTTCTTAGATAAGCAGGAGGATAAGCTAAACGAACAATTCAATCGTGAACACGCTTTCCAGACGTCCGTTCGGGGTCTAAAGATTCGTGGTGTTTTTGGAAACCAGGACGAAGCTGAGGAAAAGTGTAAAAAGCTACGCGAAAGTGACCCCAATCACGATATTTATGTTGGTCCCGTTGGTGTTTGGATTCCTTGGGACCCAGACGCATACAAGACCGGACGTGTAGAGCATATGGAGGATGAGCTAAACGCACTACACTCCGAGAAAATGAAGAATGAAGAACTCGCAAAGAAGGAGTTTGAAGACCGTGTTCGTGATACCAAGAAAAAGGCTATTATGGAAAATATTGAAAAGGCAAAGGCACACGGTAATGTTCTTACACAGACAATTGATGAGGAGGGTAACCTAAATGGAGTGACTGAGAATGTCGACTTTGAATCACGTGAAGCTGCTAGCTCAGAATCTGCTAACTTGAAAGATGAACTAGCAATTACAGAGGATGACGCAAAAGAAGAGTAAGTTAGTTATTACTATCAATTGAATAAAATATTACACGATTTGTACTTTATTCAATCACAGTTCCAAATATATTATACAGAAAAGATATAAATATTTGTTATTCTATTACATAGACAACATGAAAACATTCACTTATATAGCACATAAGCTGTTTATACAAGATGTAAAATATAATACTGATATTAATGTTACTAATTATGAATCACACAAACACGGAATGTATTTCAAACATATCTTTGATAATCATACTATCGAAACCAATCTGCATATAGATTTTGTAAAATGTATATTTTTATTTTCAAATGAGCCAAAATTTCAAGACCTTAAAAAAACATATATTGATAATTTATTTATTTCAGATGGAGATCGCAACTTGTATATTGACTTCTTTTGTAAGATCCAAAAAACATATTGGGCGTTTAGTAATTTTGCCAAACATATAAAATCTAGATACTCAAAAATAAAAGTTACAGATGACTTGTTTTTGGCGCATATCACGCCTTCGCAGAAAAATCGATTTTGTCTATATGAAAACAATTGTTGCTACTTATTTACATTACAAGACCTTTCGCGTATTATTATTTCGGCTGTTTGTAATTCTCCAATGTTTTATTCAGAGCCAATGCCACCTAAAAACCCATATAATGGGGTCCCGTTCTCAACGAGTAATCTATATAATATATATTTCAATATGAAAACACAACTCGCAATTATGCCTAATGTTATATATAAGTTTTTTCTATGCGAATTCAATCTGGATTTATTCGCGAAAAATAACAAACTTGTTATACGCGATACATTCATTAATCAATACATTAATAATGAAGATGAAGAAGAAATTATTGAAAGCATTTATGATATGATTAATGAGTGTTATTCAGATATAAACATTGACGACCAGTTTCCAAATGATGTTTTAATTGAAACATTTAAACCATTGGTTACTAGTTATTTGCATTATAGATACAATTTTGATACTAGCAAACGACTACCTAATTATAGAGTTATGTCCCGAAAAATGAATCATATTATTAAAAAATGTCCTAGAATTGGTAGAAAATTATTCGTATTCAAAGACAATAAAAAATATATATCCTTTGTTACTCTCAATGGTAACACCGAACCAGTATTATATGTAAAACCTGAACCAAAATATACAACAATTATAAATGACGATACATCCGAAGATGAACGAGTTACAGATGAGAGTAATAACCAGTCATTCGAATTTGACCCTGAGTTTTCAAATCGGTTAGATGAACTCATTCACGTAACTGATGTTCAATCAAACAATTTATATGATACTGATGAATATTTTGATTCGGATGATGAGATTGAGGTCAATGAAGACCTATATGACCCATAACTTATATTGTTTTGCTACTAATAGTGTATTACATATTCTAAGATAATACACTATTTACCATTTACTTTTTTTCACGTTTATAGTAGGTCCCTTATTCTTTTTTGATTTACTTGGATCATACGCTTCATCTTCATCATCAGACCCCAACTTCTTTGACATTTCCCAGAATTCGTTAGCACCTAATCTGAATGGAGGATGGTTTTCAGCTTTATACCAGAAAATTTGGTCGTTTAATTTATTGGACTTTGCGTTATTATTAATAACCAAGCATTCATAATTTTCGGTTGTTTGGTCCATTACACTACAAAATGATTCCAATGTTGGAAACATACTCGCATAATTTTCCCATATTCTCTTACGATTTGTCAAGTATGGCTCACGTAAGATAAATACATAATCTATATTTGTTCTTAAATTCGGTGGAATACCCAATGGATACTGCATCGTAATTATTAACATTACCTTCCAATGACGACCATTCATAAATAATAATCTCATCATTTTATCACGGGTCCACGATTGGTCGTATAAACAATCATCTAGAATTACAAAACATCTTGGGTCTATCTTTGTTTTCTTATGTAGTTCTATTTCTTTATTTACTTGTTTCAATACTGTTTTTTGACGTCTTAATATATTTTCTATCAGAACTGTATTATATTCCTCGTGAATGAACAATTTCGGCACATGAGCGGCATAAAATCCATTTCCTGCTTCTGTTCCGGACATGACAGTTCCTACAGGTATATCTTGATGATAAAATAACAAATCTCTTACTAAAAACGACTTACCTGTATCGCGCCTTCCTATCATAACAATTACCGGTCCTTTATTTTCATCAGGTTTAAATGTAATTTCGCGCATATTAAATTTTTTCAATTCTAAACTCATTATTACTGTTATAATACTTTAATATTATATTATTCTAAAGTAATTCAAACGTGTTGTTATTATGCAAATATATGTGTATTAGTTTGTATTTAAGCATAAAAATGTATTAAACAGTTATAGTAAATCTTTTATATGAATACAAAAATGATGGGCGATAATAAATTTTCCATTGGATATTATAAAACTAACTCAATTGACTTATCATATTTAGAACAAAATTATATACAATCTCAGGATGATCTTGAAAATAACTACAACCCTTTTCAAATAAATAAACTACAGAAATATAATCCTATTTATGATACACTATTTACTCTTTCTAGTAAAAACTACAATACCATCCAACTCAATCATTCTAACCATTTTATCAATACTCAATTAGTTGTTGATATGTCAAATATTGAGTATAATCAAGATGTATTCTTCAAATATTCTCCGTTATTAGATCCGTTACATTACATGGTAGGAAAGTATGAAAAGGATAAAGAATATATTCATAATTTACCTTATCCTACGTGTATTTCTAAAGACGCTTCAGATAATGTAATTTCTAAAATTAGTTCCCAACATAACTGTTCATATGTCGATTCATTTTTCTGTTATCTTAGTAGTATGACACTACAAACTCATAACGCCTTAAATTGTTTAGATTTTTACGGTTCTTTCTTAGGAATTCAGAATAGTTATAAATACGATGTGTCAGATGACCTTGATTATTTATCTTCATCATCATTTTTTAATGACAATATGAATACTCTCTTTACTCTTGAAAATATAAATGTAGACCAGTATCACGATGACGAATCCAGAAAAAAACGACCTAAACTATGTATATCGAAAACTAATCATAATATTACAGCTGTTTCTTTAACCGAATGTATAGTTGATGTATCTGATATTACCAATGATTCCATTGATGATTGCATTATTTACGACAGCACTTTTGACATTAGTGGGAACCATCTATCTGGTGATAACAACAGTCAATCCAGCGATGACGATAGTTCAGTCGCATATACCACGGATACTGATGAGAATAATGAGAGCGAATGGGATACAGAATCAGAGAGTTCATATGATTCTAATAGCACGTGTAGTCCAGAGGAAGAACAAAACGCATATATTAAAAATTATCCGGTTCAAATGATATGTCTTGAAAAATGTGATGGCACATTTGACGACCTATTCACTTCAGGTAATGCTACGTTGGATAATACCTCTAGTGCGCTTTTTCAAGTTATTATGACTCTTATTATATACCAAAAACTATTCTCATTCACACATAATGACCTACATACTAATAATATTATGTATATTGAAACTGATATACCGTTTCTGTTTTACAAGTATGAGAACATTGTATATAAAGTACCTACTTACGGTAGAATATATAAAATTATTGATTTTGGACGTAGTATATATCGTTTTAATGGCACAACATACTGTTCAGATAGTTTTGGACCTGGTGGAGATGCAGATACTCAATATAATTGTGAACCTTTCTTTAACAGTAAAAAACCCCGACTAGAACCAAATATGAGTTTTGATTTATGCCGACTAGGCTGCTCTATTTATGATTTTATTATTCCAGAACACTTAGATTATACCGATTACGACGAATTACAAAAAACAATATATAGATGGTGTTTAGACGACAATGATAAAAATGTATTATATAAGAAAAATGGGGAAGAACGCTACCCGGATTTTAAATTATATAAAATGATTGCTCGCACCGTCCATAATCATACCCCACACGAACAATTACAGTTCCCATTTTTTAATCAATTTATAAGTAAAAACGAACACACAGAAAAACACTTAATTGACATTAATCGTCTTCCAAAATATGTGTAATTCACAAAATAATATACAGTTATATGTACGTTATTTTGTATGGGTATAGTGTAACTAAAACTATGTATTGTATCAAACAATTATCTCCACCTGTGTATACATTATTCGCACCAACCTTCCCTACTATAAAGGAATTTAATATTAACAAAAAATCGGTTCGTTTTTCGAATGATAATGAAGTGTATATTATATCACCGAGACCCCAGAAAATGTTACGATAATATAATTATAGGTATTTTTCAGAAAATTCATCAGGGGTCATTATCTCAATTCCTAATTCATTTGCCTTTTTTGTTTTAGATGAAACATCGTCGTGACTTTTTGTGATTAACGCAAATGTATTTCTTGTTATATTAT